CTCTAGCATAATTAGCCAACCTTGTTGCCCCTTCAGGATCAACTTGTGCCAATTTCTGTGCGCCAGCCATTATTGAATCAGGATCATTTGGGTCTACCTGTTGCATTACTGCATTTCGTGCGCTTATAAGTTTTAACTGTGGGTCTTCAGCACCCAAAACACCACCAACTGCACGACCTAGTTGTGCGGCAGATGCGTAAAGACCTTGGGGTGTACCAAATGCTCTACCACGATTTAATGCTTGGTTATATGCTTGTTCATCAAGTGCTTGAGGAGTAATTCCAAACAATCCACCTACGATATCTGTTGCCATGATTACTCCTTAAAAGTTTGCGTAGCCAAGTGGCACATAGTTACCATAGGGGTCTATTGTTGGTGACATCATGCCCTGACTTGTTATTCCACCCGTTGTTGGTGCGGTAGAACCAAAGTATGAACCTAGTCCTTGTGCCAACAATGAAGATGGATCGGAAAGGCCACCAAGAACTGTTGCATATGGGTTAGTTGTCATAGCACCAGACAAGCCTATGGCATTTCCATATACATTGCCTCTGATTCCTAATTCACCCGCCCTTGCACCACTCAATGATGACTGTTGGGCAAGTCCTTGGCTTAAAGCAAATGGTTGTTGTGCCATGTTCTCTAACTGACCAGCCTGACCAAACAAACCTGCACCAAAGGTAACTTGTTGTTGACCCGCTTGTTGTGCCTGTGCCGCCAACTGTGCATCTTGTTGTGCCAAAGCGTTGTAATAGGCTTCTAACTCAGGATTAGCACCCATCAAGCCTTGTGCGCCACTAGGACGCAAACCAGTAGAACCTACTGACAAACCACTACGACCTGTTTGGAAGTTTTGGTTTCTAATGTTTGCCAACTGTCTTTGACGGCTAGGATCGAGCAAGTCATATTGCTTGTTCATGTATTGTTGGGCAACTTCTTCAGGAGTCTGCGCTAGGTAACTAGCACCTAAACCCATAAGTCTGTTTTGTGCAGAAGTTATCTCAGGTGCGGCTGTATAACCAGCACTTACCAACTGACCAGTAACAGGATCAACTTGGAAGTTAGATGTGCCAAAACGAGTAGTTGTACCAACTGGTCTGAACTGTGAGCCAGCAACCGCTTGTTGTGTCGCTTGACCTATTCTTGCTTGTGCTTGCTGTGCCGCTTCCCTATTTGCTTGCAATTGCATTAGTTGGGCGGCAGTTCCTGCCCCACCTTGCAATAGGTTGGAGTTCATGCCTCCGCCCATACTAGACAAGAAGTTCATTGCCCCTTGAGCCGCACTACCACCAGCCGCCAATGCTCGTCTAATAGTTGCTTGTGTAGCCGCATCTAGGGATGAGAGAGCGTTATTTCCACCATAGGTTTGTGGTGTTAAAGCAAGAATTTCAGCCTGTGTATAAGGTGCGCTACCAGTACCCTCGTAGCCTAAATCACCATAGCCATAAGTAAAATCTTGTGGAGATGGCGTACTGCCAACGCCTCCAAATTCATAACCTTCACCGCCATATCCAAATGTGAAATCTTCTTGTGCCATGTTTGTCGCTCCCGTTGTTCCTTGCCCAGTACTTGTAGGCGTTACATTTGCAGATGGTAAATACGTGTAATCTGATGTCGTTGATGGTGTACCTTGCCCAATATTTAACTCAGGCACATAGTCTTGCGTTGCTGTTGTAGTCGATGGTGTAAATAATGATGATGGAGTAACTTGACTCACGCCACCACTTATAACGCCACCCTTTAATGCTTCTTCTGGTGATTTGCCACTTAGCAATCCACCCGTAGTCCCACCAGCCACATTGCCAGCAAAACTAGAACCTGTTTCTGCACCTACGCCACTTGAAACCTGACCAGCGGCTTGGCTAATAGCATAGTTTTTGGCAACATCTTCAAGACTTGCACCTTTGTCTAATGCAACTGCCGCTTGAGCCGCTGAGACATAAGGAGTCGCTTGTCCTGCTGTTGCAACATTTATAACAGTAGCCCAACCGCCTGGGATTTCTTGATTTACTGTGTCATCAACATCAGCCAAAGTCTCTGATGCACTTTTAACAATATTGCCTGGTGCTTCTATGATCTCGTTAATAATTCCACCACCACCACCTTGGGGCTGAATTCTTCTGTCTCCCACATGGCGAAACGCACGAATGGGGAGGTCTGGTATGCCTAATAAAGCAAGACTATTTCTCATATATTTGCCTTCCAGTTGTACTGTGGCAAGTCAGATGCTTGTACATCCAAACCAAGACGTTTCATCAGTTCAACAATTCCTTTGTTATCTGCTTTCCCGTAGACAGTCTTAATGCCTAACGCCCTGCCTCTTTTGACAAAGCCAATAACAGCCCTTGCCAATGTCGTAGGATTGTCTTCAGTAAACAAATGAATTTCTGCTGATGTTGGGTTAATCTTACGCACCAAAAGAACAGAGTCATTCTCTTGCATCAAAATACCAGACTTGTTCTTGACAGACTGATTTACAGCAAGTAACGCCCTATTAGGGTCAATTTTGCGTTTGACCGCATCTGCTTTAATGATTTCTGATGCTTTCATTACATTGTTCCATTCGCAATGATGTTGCCAATCACAGTCAAGTTACCAGAAGAATCAATCTTTGCCACCGCAGTTGCAGAATTGTAAATATACAAGACATTAGATGTCTCTACAAACGAGAAGTTCGTAAATGTTCCATCTGCCTTAGAAGCAATGGCAGTTTGGATATTCGTAAACTCTGTATCAATCTCAGTACCTTTAACGACCTTGGAAGCATTGCCTGACGCAAGCGCATCTTTAGCCGCAAAGTTGGTGGTTTTTGTGTAATTTGCCATGTTTATTCCTTACCCAAGTTTTCCGTTTTTAGCCTGAATTTCAATCTTTTGAATACTCACAGCAGAGCCATTGATCTGCACTTCATACGCTGTTTGCACAACTTTTCCATAGCCTGATGCCTGACCAATCAATGTGGCGATCTGAATACCTTGTGAGTAATATGCCACAGGCACACCATTTGCACCATACTCAGCAACACCATACTCAGCAATTGTTGAAATAGGAATTTGCGCTTGAGTTGAGTAATATTGACCAGAAAAGTCAAACGACCATTTAATGATTAACTGTTGGTTTGTTCCACCAATAACCACCACCGATATTTTCTTCAAAATTGATGTGACATTCTGATCGCCAAGGTCAGCATAGTTGGTGTAATACTGCAAACGATAGGTAGAAGCATGGTCAAGATATGTCCCATATTTGCCAACATACCCATTCTTGCCAATCAGTAAATCACCATTTCTTCTTGCCAACAATGCAGTTGGTTCAATAGAGTCCCAAGTTGTTACCCTAGCAGAGCCATCCTGTAACTGAGCCTTTGTATCAAATACATAGACTTGTTTGGCAATAGGAAGGGTCAAGAGATAGAAAGCATTGACTTCTGAATAGACTGCCTTAACGTTTGCCAATGTTTCAGACGCTACATAGGTCATCAAGTCATTACGCACATTCTTAGACAAGTCACGCAATGGTGCTGACTTCTCTTGGATAGTACGCAACAAACTACGCACACCTGAGTTTGACAAGAAAACAATGTCTGAACCCGTAGAAACTATGGAATCCCTTGATAAACAACCAATGTTTCCTATGGTGTCAGCCAATGACATTGTGGAAGGAGTTGTTGCCCCTTGATAGACTAATATCTGACGCTTACCAAAGATAACCAAGAAGTTATTGTGTGCGCCCAACCCCATGATCTGATCTGCACCATTAGCCCAAACCCTAGAAACATCAAGAGTTCCAGATGTCCCCGCAGTCCAGTTATGCCCTGCCAACAAGTCAGAAAAACTAATTGTCACATTGTCTGCCGTAGTATCAGCCACCCACAAGCGACCAAAAGCAGAAATAACAATGTTTCCCAAAGGGACTGTGCCTGTATAACCCGTTTTCTCAGACACACGCCTGAATGTTGTAGTGCTTACCGCAGGGTCAAAGATCAACGGGTCATGCCCTGATTGAAAGAAGAAGGTAATGCCATTCAAAGATGCACATTGCCAGTTACTATTAGTAATAGTCGGGGCAGTACCCCCACCCCCATAGGTCAACTCTACAACAGCGTTAGAGCCATCCAACTTAAATAACTTGTTGTTGCCAGCGAACAATACAGTCAAAGTTCCATCAAGTTGCACTAACTCATGGATGACTTTTATATCGTTTGCACCTAAGTTGCCAGAGGATAAATTAACCCTTGAGAAGCCTTTTCGTGCGCCAATACGTCCATATTGGTCAATAACACAATTGGTGGCAATAGACGCATACCCCGCCTCCAATGTCAAAGGAGAGTCTTGCGTGTTTAGCCCAAAGAAGCCTGGGGCTTGAACACTAAAGGTCTGCAATCTTTGCGTCATATGCTGACAAACTCCTGATTCTCTGGATAGCGTGTGCCTTCCAAAGCAATATAGTCAGACAACATTGCCCGATACAAGTTATACGCCTCTGAGGAAGACAATCCACCATCTTCACCACGCTCTACCAATGCTCTTGCGTAGGCGTTTTGCACCACTAAAACATCAGGAACTTTTACTACTGTGGCATCTAATGCCAATGTTGGTTGTGGGACAGTCAGCATAAACTTAACTGTATATACACCATTAGGGATTGGATAGAGTTTTACTTGTGTGTCGTAAGAACCATCCACCCCATCAAAAGCATATTCTGTGGGTGTTTCAGTAGCAACAGGCGCAAAGTTCAGTTTGCGGTTCATATCCACAAAACTAATGTTTTTTAGCCCCAAAAGACTAGTTGTATTGATTACATCCATAACCTGAAACTTCTGACCAGCCCCTGTAAGGGAGTAGGTAGAGGTACTAGCGGCAGTTGTTACTGTGATGGTTGCACCCAAGGCGTTCCAACTAAAGGCATCTTCAACCTGACGCTTGGCATCATTGATGAATTTGCCAATCAAGGTGGAATAGGTGGTTTCGCTGAAAGTTGTGACCACAGGCTCTCTGAGGCGCACTAACACATCGTTTACAAGTTCTAGGTAGGTCATGCTCTAGTCAACCCTTCTTCTTCAAATGTGGCTATAAAACTGAATGAACTTGCAGACTGAGTAGTTATTTTGATCTTATCGCCCTCTTCTAAAACAATGTAGGCGTTGCCATCAAACTGCAAATATTCTTTTGTACTGAAATCAAGAGCAGTCAATATATCAAGAGTGGTACTAGCACTTGAGTCAAACCATTGAACAGTTATATGCTTGGTAGACCCACCTGTATTGTGGATGTACATTACAGTAAATTTAGAGTAATAGCCTCTAGGACAGGTATACACTGTTGTGTCTACTGCCGCTGTGGGACTAACTCCAACTGATAATGCTCTCATTTCGCTTTTGCCTTATTTCGTGTAGAAATAGACTTAGCCTTTGCCTTTGCGTCAGCCTTTGAGGATGCACCCCATGCTTTGAGCGAAAGAAGCAGTCTTGTCGGTTCACCTTTCTTGTCGTACTCAGGGCCATCGTTGCCAGCCATACGAGCCAAGAAACTTGCTCTTCTTGAAGAGTCACCTGATTTTACTGGCGCTTTTAAATTACCACCAGTTTCCGCATTATAAGATGATCTTCCCTTGGAGTTCAACCCTCCTTTAGGATTTTTACCTTCGGAGCGTTGCCAAGCAGGAGTTTTCATCACTTCACCTTTTTTGGTTTCTTTGCAGTTTTAGCAGACTCAATAAACGCTTTGGCAGTTGGCGCACCTTTGCTACCAACTTTCCGCATACGTTCACCAGAGCCAGCCTTAATTCTTGCTTGTTTGGCATTGATATTGGCATAAAGTCCTTGCTTCATTTCTTCTTCGCCTTTCCTGCCTCAGACAAAGCAATAGCAATCGCTTGTTTCTGAGACTTAACAACCTTGCCACCCTTGCCTGAGTGCAACTCACCCGCCTTGTACTCACGCATGACTTTGCTAATCTTTGCCTGTGCTTTGGTCTTTTTCATACTAATACAAGACCTTTGCTGTAATAGTTCCAGAGGTGTAGGCTGTACAGTTGGCTCTCAAATACTTTGGCGCATTGGCAATAGTGACAATGCCATCAGCAGTCAAAGCAGTACCAATCGTTGCAAATGTTGTCCCATCAAGACTTCCTTGAAAAGCAACAGTGGCGGTTGTTATGCCTGTAACTTGCAGAAATGCGGGTTGTCCTGCGTCTGCTTGCACAGCAGTAGAAGCACCACTTGCAGTTACTGCATTTAATAGGGTTCTTGCGCTAGATAGTGAACTCATTTGCCTCTCCCTGTTTTCTTCATCATGTTAGTTGCGGTGCGCTGACCACGCATGGGCATAGCCTTTGGCTTACCAACTGCTACCATAATGGCAATCGGCATACCCTTTTTCTCTGATTTCTTAGGCATCTTTGAGCCTGTCATCTTGCTTGTTTTTCCGTACATCATGGTTTCTCCTTGGTTATTGGGCCACCTGATTTCCACGCATCACAGGTTCTGAGTGCGGCACAGGTAAATTGAAATAGATCGCAATATCCTAAATTAGCCGCCTTGACAAAATTCTCGTCATAGGACAACTCATTCTCACCCTCATCCTTCTCTAGTCCACCAGTGATGCACTCCATCATCTTAGGAGTCTGGATAAATGCGGCACAGTTGCCACATCGCATCCCCATAATGTCTTTAGTAGGGGCGTTATACATCTTCGCCTTCTTCAACCAAAAAGAGTCATTTGGCTCATCAGGGTTAGGAGGGCCATACCCATACTCTTTGAAAGCATGGTTTCTGTTCTTTAGATTAATAGAGACATCCTGAGTCGATACAGGACAAACTACGCCTGAGAGTAAACCCTCTTTCATCGCAGTAACTTTCCACCAACAAAGGTGATTACGCCACCAGCCATTGATGCTATGGTCATGCCCATCCAAAAGCCACCTTTAGACTTGTTTGCCAACTCAAGGAGTTCTTTGACATCATTAGCCAATTGGTGAACTTCCACTTGCAGAGCCTCAACTTGGGCTTCTATTCTGCCAAAATCTCTAGCGTCAATATCGCTCATAACTGTTCCTTACGGGGGCGACCCATAGGTTTTTTCAAAGTTAGCGTCTGCCTTGTTCCATCAACCTTCTCAACCTCCACAACAGCAGAAGTATCAACCTCTGTGTATTCAGGGTGTCTACGCATCTCAACAATATCAAAGTCGTGCCTAAACTCAACTGTATTGCCTGATTTATTGCAACGAAACAAAGCCATATTTATCCTTAAAAGAAAGGGGAGCAAGCCCCCCGATCTTTAGACCATACGAACTACAACAATTCGCATAGTGGTGGATGCCAAGTCAGCAGTTGTGCCAGACTCGTTTTGGATGCGGAATTTGACAGTATCTGCGGCTGAGACATAACCTGTCACAGTCAAACCTACCAAATCAACACCCAAAGATGCACCGATAACCATGTCACCCAAGGCAACGCCTGGGATCGTAATGTCATCAGTCTCGCCTGCGCCATCAACCAAAGAACCTGCGTTCAAAGTTGCTGTTACAGCCCATGTATCGCTGAAAATGCCACGGAATTGGTCATTTCCTCTGCGACTTGTTACTGCGGATGCGGTTGCCATGTATTTCTCCTAATTAGATTAAAAAAGTCCCCCCACCACTAGGGCGAGGGGCGCAACTGCAATTAGGCAGGAACTAAGAGAGCGAACATAGATGCAGACTTTGCCGCACCTGTGCTTGCCGCATCACGGAGAATCTGAACGCCATACAACGTATCAGATGTGAACAGCGTAGCAAGGTACTCTTGCTTGTACTGGACTTGTGAACGCACACCAATTTGCTCAACCAGAACCAAAGAATCTTTGTGTCCCATCAAACAAACACGAGCGCCAGCAGAACCTGATGCTGTGTCGCAATTGCTTGAGACAAACACAGGGATGCCATACAAGTTACCGATCTCACCAGTGCGGATGGTATTGTTAGTACCGCCAACAAAGGCTTGTTCTGTGTAACGTGCCAAGCCCATCAGCGTGTTACGGCTTGAGGGTGGGATGATGAAGAAACGACCATCCATAGGAGTATCGTTGTCATCCAAACGCTGAATGGTGCGGCGAATAGCGGCATCGGTCAAGGCTGACTCATTGTTGCTTGCGGCAACATAAGCAGATGTACCATCACCACCAATAAACGCACCAGTTGCGTAGGCGTTTGTACCAGCACCATTATTGGTTTCACGTCCAAGGTTAATTAAGTCTGTATCGACTTGTTTAGCCAAAGCGTAACCAGCGTCTGCTGTGTAGAAGTTACGCAAACTATTTAAAGCCTGTGCTTCTACGATGTCTTCAATCAAACGGCTATATTCATAGTGTTTGTCGATTGCTACCTGAACTTCTGATTCCGTTGCCGCAATCAAAGTTACTTGTGAACCAGCCGCCTTTGCAGACGCTGAACCACGGGTAGGGGCGGGAACGTGAACTACATCACCCTTCTTGCCCTTGAAAGACATCTTCATAACCAAGTTTGCTAAAACGAGGTTCTTCTTGTAAGCCGCAACAATTTCGTCACTCCAAATTTCAGGAATGAAGGTTGCCGCTGTCGTTACTGTCACATTATTTGTACCTAAAGGCATGATAAATCTCCAAAAAGCGATAAGTTAATTACTTGACCCGTCCCTCTGCGTAGGCTTGCATGATTTCATCACTCAAGGCTTCGTATCGGTTTGGATCGGTCATTTTTAGCCGAATAAGGTCAGCCCGTCTATAAACTCTTTTTCCTGATTCTCCACTACCACCTACATCAACAGATGCCGCCTTCAGGTTAGTCTTGCGAGTTGCTTCTCCAGCATCACTCGTTTGTTTCGCCTTCACGCCACGTAACTGTTTATAAGTAGTAAGTAATTCGTTTGCACTATCGTAATCAAACTCACCATCAGCCTTGGCAAACAGATTTATGCGAATAGGTGAAGATTTCACCCAATTTGCAAAGTCTGGGTCTGAGGCAACCTGACCAAAGTCGGGATGCTCTTGCGCTAACTTTTGCTGAATTTGCATCTTTTTGAAGTCATAAGCCGCTTGGCGACCTGCAACTACATCTGGATGGTTATCGACAGTTTGACGAATTGCTTCTTTTGGATTCTCAAAGAAGTCTACTTCTGGTTGTTCCTCTTTAATAGATTGCTTGTTAGAACTGAGGTTCTGCTTTATGAGTTCATCTGCTAGTTTACGAATCTCGCCTACTTCTTTACCTTGACGATCAATTAACTTGTTAGCCTCTTGGTGCATCTTGATAACATCTTCTAGACTTTTATCCCGATAGAAATTGGGAATGTCTGAAAGTTGCTCATTCTGAGGAAGTCTTTCTTGCTTCTGTTCTTCAACTACGTCTAACTCACTTGGCGACTCATCTTCATTTTCAATCAACATATTTTTCCTTTTCCTGCGTGTTTATCGTTCTCAGGACATTTAACTTGCACTTTTTACAAGTTATTACTTTGCTCCCACTTCAGTCTGTCTAGGTGTTTTCTTTCGAACTTCCCATGCTCTGATGGGAAAGAACCAGACCACCCTTCCAATTTGAAGTTAGGTGCGCTTATGAGGCGGTTGGCTGTTGCTCCGCACTCACACTTAAAACCTGTTGTCTCATAATCAACAAGTCTTTCAGTTTTATGCCCGTTTTCACAGGCAAAATCAAATAGTCTTTTCATTCAATTCCTCAAATGCTCTTTCGCTGACCTCTTTCAAGGTTCTCAGCCATGTGAGTATTGACAATTCGCCCTTCTTGAAATGCAAGGACTTTTCGTCAGGGATTGTACTGATATTGTTCAACGATTCAATCATTGTGTCAATATCTTCCATTAAGTCTTTCCAACCCTCTTTTGACATCAAGTCAAAGCGGGCTTCGTAGTACTTTTGCAAAGATGGGTCAAGAGACATGGGATTTTTCCAAATATTTCTTAAGTTTAACCAAAGTTTCTACGTTGTCCTTTACTAAACCTAATGCTCTATTGCAATTTCCGCAAAGAAGTCCACGAATAGTCCCTGTTTTATGGTCATGATCTACATTTAATTTTTTACTTAATTCATTTTGGTGCAAACCACATCCAACACAACAGAAATGTTGATCTTCAAGCATTTTTTCATAATCTTGATTTGTTATTCCATAGTTTTCTAAAAGTTTTTGATTTCTAATGCGTTGTTTTGTTTCAGGCTTATTTCTATATTTTTCTCGTGCTGTTTTGCAAGATGGGTGATTCTTTGTTCTTTCTTTGCATACCTCTTTATTTTTTTCATAGTATCTTTTAGCGTATTCTTTACGCTTTTGTTTTATTTTTTCTTCTGGGGTCATGCGCTTGCTGTGGTTAATGGAGTTAAATCTTCCGTTGTCCAGTAATCCTTGGCAAGCATAATCTTTAGATGCTCTTTGTTACGAGCCAAGCAATCTGCCCAATCTTCTGCTGTCATGCCTTCGGGTTGTCCAGCGTTAATAAGGTTTACGCTGTCCATACAAGCACTAAAGTGCCTCGCTATTTCTTCAGCGGTAGGTTGTTCAATGTTTTCCATTAGTTTCTCCTTTTAAATCCTTGGTGTAACCCAAAATTTCATATCCCCATTTAGCAGGATTTAGATATACCCTTGAACGAATTGTTGCATGATTCATTCCAAGATGACTTGCCAACGACTTAGCGCAGTCAAACATCAATCCGTTATATCTAATACTTACAGCCATATGATGACCGCCATTTTGCTTTGCTTGGGAAATTTTAAATCTGTGTTCTGGGCTGTTTATTCTTTTCTTACCAGCATCAGATATTTTTTTGCGTATTTCTGGCGTAAATACAAATTTTTCCCTAGCGGCTCTCAACTTGGCACGATGCGCTTCCGTATATACATAACCAAAAGTCCAATGCTTTTCACCACGCTGTGCATCTGCAATCTTGCGTTTAGCCTCATCCGTGTGTCGCATACCAGATGGGCCTTCACCGCCATCCGTTTTGTTGGTCAACTTCAAACCAAGCCGTTTTAACTGGTTAATTCTTTCTTCCTCAACCAAGAAAGACAATTCTTCGTCAATGTCATCAGCAACTAGCCTGACAGAGAACCCACCTGCTTTGGCAACCACCGAGTTCCAATGCTTGTTTCTACGATGCTTTGAATTCGCCCTACGATGACTACCCTTGCCAACATAGAAGAGGGCATTGGTATCGGGGCGGGCATGCTCATAGACGCAAAACATCATTTGCCTTATGGATGGGTTGCTTTGTATGCGTCAAACTCTGCTTTGAGTTCTTGGATTGCTTTTACACAAACAGATACCAGTCGGTCATAAGATACTGCATCAGGTCTACCTTGTTTGTCTATTGCAACTACTTCTGGTATTACTTCAACCATTTCTTCTGCAATAAAACCAACATCAGAACGACCATCATCCTTGTATTCAAATTGTCTAGATTGAATTTTTAATAAATCAGCAAGACCATAGATTGAATCACGAATATTATCTTTATATCTTGCAGAAGAAGTATCAACAGTTAATTCTAGTGAGCCATTGAATCTAGCGGCATAGAGTCCAGCACTATTTCGAAGTGCAGGAAAAAATGGATGTCCACTACCATTAAAATAACCTCTAGGATTACCATCCCCATCAGACAGCACAATGTAGTTTGATGCTGTGCGAATGTCTAAGCCACCTTGGTTGCCTGAATAAGCACCAACGACTGTATTCTTTGCACCAGTTGTAACTAAATAGCCAGCACCATATCCAACAAAAGTGCTATAAGTAGCAGTTGTTGCACCTAAACCAGCTTCAGCACCAACAAAACAGTTTTGACCGCCTGTTGATACAGTTCCAGCTTTCCATCCAAGATAAGTGCTGTTAGCACCTGTAGTCGTTGTATACCCTGCCTGATAACCTACTGCTGTGTTGTTAGATGCTGTGGTGTTTTCATTTAATGCTTGTGTTCCAATTGCTGTGTTGTAAGCACCTGTTGTATTTTTAAGTAACGCATTTTTACCAAAAATAGAGTTATAGCTACCAGTTGTGTTGTAG